TAGTATCAGTTAATCCTACATATTGACCTGTGCCACTAGCATTTTGATGTGACCAAGGAGAAGGATAAGGAACTGCACTTGTATAAGTAGCTGCACTATGATTGTTTAATGTACCCCTTGACTCATATCCAAAGTACCAATGCCTACCATTAGTATCTATCATATAAACTGCCGGAGATTGATAACCAGATGTCATCTTAGGATACATCTTAGCTATTGCAGTTCTTGGAAATTGTAATTCTGTTGTAGATATAGATCCGTCAGTAGAACTATTAATAGTATTATATTTGTTGGTATCAAATACATCTGTGATGGGTTGATCCCAAGAAGTCTGACCCGTTGTATTGCCTCTGCCTAATGTTCCGACACCATTGTATCCGGCATTATAAATAGTATTGTTCGGGTTACCGGGAGTTCCACCAAAGGCGTGAACAGATGATGTTGCCCCATATCCTGTTACCATTATAGAACTGAATGTTAGAGATCCACCAATGTCTGTCCAAGCAGATCTGTTACTCGTTGTGCCATCTCCGAGTTGGCCGTTTCCGTTATAGCCTATGCCATATAAATCTCCATCTGATTGAAGTGCATACACAGGCCCATTGACATTACCATTATAGTAATAAGTAGTTTGATTTAAAATTTGTACTACATTAGATACACCCGTAATTATAGAGAATGTTGTTTTAGCAGATCCACCTTGGTTGCCTCCGTCATTTGCTCCTGTGCTATGTACTGCACCATTTGTATCAATTAGATGTGCAGATCTATAACCGGCAGAAATAGAAAGGATAGATCCTACTGTAGATATAAGTTGAGGTTTAGTAACATTAGATGTAGATCCTTGACCAAGACATCCATTTGATCCGGCTCCCATAACAAACAATCTGTTATTTTCATCAATTAAATACCATCTCTGTAATCCCCCCATACCTTGGTATCCACCAATATTAGGTTGAGCCACACCAATGATACGAGATTGTAAACTATTCCAAGTAGCACCTACTCCAACATAAGGATTTTTAACCCATTGGTGTCTGTCTACAGTAGAGTTAATTCCTAATGCACCTTCATTGTTCTGACCATTAACAAAGATGTTACCTTTGTTTGTAAGAAACAATCCGGTGTTATGCATATACCAAATTCTTACAGGATGCTCATCTGCTGCCATACCACCAAACTCAGTATTGATGGACATAACAACTCTACGACTATGATTGTTGTATCCGGCTCCACTATATGCACCACCTAATCCACTTTCTGCCGGAGAGTATCCGGTGTGAACTATTTCATAGTTTGTATTGATGTACATAAAGAATGGAGAAGATGTTGTCGGTAGCGTCCTGTCTCGTTTCACAGGGCCACAAGCTCCATTAGGCATTCCGTCATAAGGAATATATTCAGATCCACTTGTATAATTAGCTAACCAAGGATACTTACCATTACTAGCATATGTACTAGAACTATCCATATCTGCAATGGGTGGTATGTTAGATCCTAGGATCTTATAACCTTCATATCCACTTTGAGCAGCAAAGGTTAAACCAGAAGATGATGCAGATAACACCTCTCCGGCATTGCCTTTAGGTATTCTGATTTGGCTAGATCCATCGTGTGAAAGAATATCTCCGGCAGTAGTAAGAACTGTTGATCCTTCTGCCATTACTAGCCAATGTGTTGAGTTTGATGATGAAGGGTTGCCGGCAGCAGAGCCGGTCTTACTTGTTGAGTTTACATATATCCAAGAACTACCACCAAAAGAAACCACATCGTCTTTCTCATATGTAGTTCCGGTAGCAAATGCTCCTTTGAATGTGAACTTTAATTTTCCTATGTCAATTGTGGCCACCTATACCTCCTTTATGGTAATGTTACTTGCAAATGTCCGTTGGTATCTATTGCAAATGTTACACTACCACTTGCAAAAATGTAGTTGTCATCGTACTCCGACAATACTAAAGCCTCACTACCACCAGATGTTGTCTGATCTACCTTGAGAGTTCCTGTTGCACTATCTTTGTATATACCAAAAAATCTAGATCCACTTGAGGCAGAGACTTGTGTACTTATTGCCTGTGATACTCTTAGTGGTGTCATACCTTTGGTATTTTCTGTGCCGGCTTGTGCCTCTGATTGTGATGCTATTGCAGAAAAAACGCCATTAGCACCGGCAGATCCTTGTGATCCTTGAGGTATACCAAAACTAAAAGATATATCTCCTGTACTTGAAGTATAAGTAGCACTTGCAGTAGCACTAACTCCGGCTCCTAATGTCGTAACTGCTCCAATAGATGCAGATGAAACTGCCGGATCTGAGACTTCTGGATTTCCTGTTGAACTATTAAAGGATAATAACTTACCTAATCTTGCAGATTTGCTTGGTATTGTGAAACTACTTGTTGCCGGTTCATCAACCGGAGCTTTTATAGATCTATTGTTCTTCTCTTCTAGATCTCCTATTTGCATTGTTATTGTGTCAAAGTCTCCTTCTAAGGCTTGTGCAGTTACATTACCACCAGAAGAATAAACACTAGATCTGGCAACGGGTACATCTGATAATATAACAACTGTGTCTGAAGAAGTAGGTGCAGAAACAAATCTAATTGTTCCTGTTCCATCGGCGTTAAGACCGGCAGATCCGGTAGAAGTAACTACAGAGTAATCGTTTGTCTCTTGTTTTTGTGTGGAACCTAGAAAAACTTTAAGGTCAGAGGTATTATTAACTTGGAAGGAAAAATTAAAATCTACTAGATTTCCATTACCCTGTGCAGTTACTCTTCGTACTTGGTCATTAACACTAAATGTAGCCATATGTTACCTCTTTGTTCTAATTATATACCATATTTTGATTAATATTCCACTTATTTATTTTTAAAACCTTCTTTCCGGAAACATCTCTCTAAGGTTATCTTGGTTAGCTTTTAGAGTTTCTTCTCCTGTAGGAGAGTTTAAAACTCTAGGTTTCTTAATATTGTTTTCTATGAATACATCTCTTTGTTGTTTAAGAGCAGTTATATCTGGGTATTCATATTGTAATAATTTGAATGCATATTTCTTATAATCATAGTGCAATTCATCTAGCATATCTGCTTTATGCTTTTTACTTGCCGGTATTTTTGTTCCTGTTGATCTTAAAAATTCATAATTGTATTCATCTGATTTAATTAATAGATGCATAGCATCTAACAATGGCATAGGAATTTCATTTACTCCCGGGATTATATCAGATCCAAAAACCTCTTTGGCTCTGGGAGATCTATCTGGATAGTTATATAATTCTATATATCTATCTTGTTGTTCATTATTTAGCTTAATCATAGGCTCTGGGTTCATAGACATATACGGCAAACCATAACCTAGTTTTTCTAATTCTTGATTTATTTGTTTCTTTGCCGGATGTTTAATAACTCTAAAAGGCAAGGTATTTACCCATCCTCTTGTCGGAGTTTTAGGTAATTCCTCATACCATCTATTCTTTCTTGATGGCAAAGAAGGAGAGCAGCTAGGAGTTTTTGCACATATTTGATTTAATGCTTTGTAATAATTCCTAGTCATTTCTTGTTTGAACATATTGCCTTCCGGGTACATATCTTGTGGTGTAGTATTTGATTGCCCCGGTTCATACATTCTTTCAAAGTTACCAGATAACTGAGGTGTCGCTTTTCCTGTGTATGGATTGTAAACCCCTACGGCTTGTATATGTTCGCCCACCATAGTTCCGGCCTCTATAACTTGACCACCAACTAGCTTTACAATTCTATCAATTTTTTGTTGAGTGCTTTCATAGTTACCACCCATCACTCTTGTTAACTCTCCAATGAATTGTGTCATAGGAAGAGCCGTACCTACATATTTAGCAGATGCAAATCCACCGGCTAAGATCAATGAGGTAATATCAACTTCATCTTCAGAGTTATATATTACATCTTTAGCATCGGCCATCATAGCTAATACTCCAGAGTATGGATCGTATCTAGCGTATGATACAAATGTGTAACCACCATCATCATCTTTTATTGCTATAGAATAAGGAACATTACTTTCTAACCAAGTTTGTCTTACTTTTGGATCACTTGGGCCATAGCCTGTAATATAATAATCTGGCTTATCTTGTTCATCTCCTGTAGCACCACCGGCAGCGTGATACATTCCAAGGGCAAATATACTAGATGGCCCTAAAGCCGTAGCAATAGCTTGCCTTCTGTGAACGCCACCTTTTCTAAGATTATCTCTTACTTCTTTAACAAGGAAGGGTGCCAATATGCTACTTCTTTCAAATATTCTTCTAACAATTTGTGTAGGAGTTTTATAAAATGGGATCCATATTTTCATAACCGGATTGTTTATAATTCTACCAAATGTAGCAAAACTCTCTGGCAGATCATCTTGGAAAGTTATCATTCTGGCAAACCCACTTGCCTCATCAAAAGTTTCTCTATCGCCTCTTGCAGTATAATATTTTGTTAGTGCTTGTTGTTTAGCGTCTGCAAGTGCATCAAAATAATCTGTAGCTACTTTGCCATCTGACTTTTTATATTCACTTGGGTTCTTATCGTATTGGTTCATAAGATCCTTAAAGGTCTCACTTTTTTTTCTAAATGCTATAGCCTCCATCTCCATACCTCTAGCCATACCTTTGAAAAATTCATCTATAGCTAACATAGGACGATACCCGGCCATTCTCATCATTACTCCAAAGTAATCAATAACATAAGACATAGCCGTTTCTGTACTATTGCCTAGATCTCCAAACCCTTTCTTGTGCAAACCAAAAGCAGATCCAGATATAGATCTCTGATCAACATCTAATTTAGAAACATTGTCTACCATAGACCTTTCATTCTTTAGAGCAAAAGCCATACCCTTTACGGCTTGTGTAAAGTATTGAGGTACTGCCTTATACATAGCAAAAGCCTCGCCAAACCTTCCGGCCATCATTCTTTCTAAAGGCATCATACCCATAAAGGTCAACTGACCGGCAGTATTAAAAGCGTGAGTTGATATAGAAGATAATAAAGTTGTCTGATAAAGTTCTACTAGAGCTCTGGAAGTTACAGATCCGGCGTGCATTAACCAACCTTTAGTAAATGCAGTTTGTGATCCGTCTTGTGGTAATCTACTAAATTTTTCTGCTAGTATCTTTGCATTTGTAACACCACCATTTTGTTCTAAAAATTGTACTGCATTTTTTTCATTAATAATAAATGTGCCATCCTGTGGTATCATTGTTTTTATTGGATTGCCATCGCCGTCAACACCAACAAGATGATCATTCATTAGATCTCTCATATGATTTTTGCCGGCTTTTGATTGACTAACTATTAATCTTTGACTTACTAAGGCTCTTGCTAAGTCGGCCTCGTTACCGGCTAGACTAATACTAGCATAACCCATCAAACCTATAGCTTGTTGTAGTTTAGCAAGCGTTACAACATTGCCGTCTTTCTTATAATCTCTTAAAAGTTTATGAGCCATTAACTGAAAACTCATTAAGACTTTTCTTGCTGCAATGCTTTCTGCATAACTGAGAGGTCTATCTCCCGGTTTTCTTTGTAGTAAATTTATAAAGGCTCTGGTTGATCCGATTTTCTGTGCATCGTTCAACATTTCTTTAAATGTTACGCCACCTTCTTTAACAAAAGTTTTAGTGCCATCCTCGTTTTCAAGAACTTTTGTTAGTTTTCTTGGCTCTATTCTAATCTTTTTGCCATCTAGTTTTTCATCTTTGTAGAGTTTATAAACCTCTACCATCATACTTTTTAGAGCAGTATCTAAGTTACCACTTTCTTTATACCCTGTTTCAAACTTACCCATATTAAGTAGTTTGATGTCTGCATCTTTAATGTCATCTGGATTTTTAAATGCAAATTCCGAAAGTAATTGTAGTTCTTCTGTTTTAGCAGGCCGAACAAAAACATTACCTTCATCATCTACTTTTGCTAAAGGATCGCCTTCTAAAGGAGGATCGCCCTCATCTGGTTTTTTTTCTTTAAATACTTTTGGTTTGTTAACATTTGGGTTTGCCGGTTCTACGATCTCGCCGGCTTTATTTTTTTTTGGTTCTGGATCTTTTAGTAGAAAATCATCTACCTTTTTACCAACATCAGAGAGAACTTGAGTACCTTTTTTAGCTAATGTCTTTACTCCCCCAAGCATTGCTACTTGAGTGTAATCATCAGTTAACTCTGTTTTTTCTTCTTCAATTAAATCTTTTTTATTATTAACGCCTTCGCCAATAATGTCGGTAGTAGTATCTTCTGGAAAGGGATTATCTCTATTGATCGCCATCTTTATCCCCTCCCGGATCTATTAATTGGTCTGTTTCTTGTTTTGCCCCTGTTGTCTTTCTATTATCTTCTGTAACAACATTGCTCCCAGATCGTGAGCTCTTGCTCTGTCCTTGAGGGTTCTGAAACTTTGAGACGAGTTCGTTGATTGCATCTCTTCTTTCTTCAATTGCTTTTTTGTAGTCTCTGACATCTGTTAAATCTACTCCTTTCCTTTTTACTATATCACTATCTTTGATTTGATTAAAGCTCCAAACAGCTGCTTGAGTTTCTTTAGGTGTCCAACCCAACTCATTAGCAATTTCAGTTATTATTCTTTTACCTTCTGCCATAGAACTATTGTTAACTTGTGCTTTTTCTCCAAACAATATTTGGATCATATGCCTATCCATTGTAACAACTTCATCAGTTCCTTCAAACATTGCCTCAACAAAGTCTGGAACTTTATTGCCACCTAAATAAGTTTTTATACCAAAAGTAGTTTCTGTAGGCTCATAACCCATTCTTTCCCGGATACCTTTTTGAGTAGCAAGTTTCCCGGTAGCAGATGGATCTACACCTTCTAACCTTCTAAGATTACCTATTACTCCAGATAATAGAGGTAAATGATGTTCTGTTGGATTTACTACATTTTTAGTTTTTGCTTGTAATTTTTTAAAAGTGCCGTGTGTTTTTAGATAATCATACGCCATCATAGCTCTAGCTATATTCTCATCTACAGAGGCTTGTTGTGATGTTACTCCAATAAGTTCTTTAAATAATTGTGCATCCTCTCCAAACAATTCTTCTATTGTTTCATTGTGCCTAGTATACCAAGTTCTAGCGTCTTCGGATATTTTCGCACCTTCAATTAGTTCTTCTTTAGATGTAGCCAGAGAAAATGTTTTGGTATTCTTTTCAAAAGGATTATCTGGAATAGCAAAAGGCTCTGGTTTGTTCGCAGTATTATCTACATTAGTTCCCGATCTAATCTGCTTTACTTTATCTATACCTTTCTTAGCAACATCAACACCTACTTCTGTTGCTCTTGTTATACCACTACCTAACACGGCTCCGGCAGTAAACATTGCTCCACCTTGAAGTTTGCTATATTCTTCTTGGACATCTGCATCTATACTAACATTCTGCCTTACTGCATCGTCTAGCAATGTATATGCCCCGGCATCTGCACCTACAATCACTTGCATTGTAGTAGGCTTACCAAATATCTTTTTCATTAATGATTTTTTGATTGCCTCTTTTGTTGCTCTTTTGCCCAGATACTTTGGTATAAGTGCTAATCCTAATGTAGTTAATCCAAAGTAGTTCGCTGCATCTTGGAATGTGTAGTACAATCCTGTCTTAAAGTTTTTCAAAAGCAATCCATCTCTATCTGAAGTTTCCATAAGATAGTAGAATGATTGTGCAACCTCCTTTGGGAGATCTCCCATCCTTGTGTAGTCTGCAACAAAGTAACTTAGATTGTTATTAACAGAACTCATCCAATCTCTACCCCATTCTGCATAATCATTATCAGACATTTTTTCTCCTTTAATGTCCGGATCTTGATTAACAATTAAATTTTTAGTGAGATCAATTTTTTTATCAGTAAGATATGTATGCATAATTTTAGATGCAGTAATCCAATTCTTGTCTGTAATCTGAGATCCCTCTTTCATCTTCCGTACTTTGTCAATCTCTTGTGGATCTAGAACTGCATCCGGAAAACCAAATACTCTTAATCTTTTTGCATCGTAGGTTTGTGCCTCATCGCTATCTACATCCATTATTCCGGGATAACCTTTTTCCATAGGGGCATCGCCATCTTCTATGACTTGATTATTCTTTTTTTTATCAAAGTAGATAAATCGGCTCCCATCTCCAAACTCTTCGGCGTTAGCCTCTTCCATATATATTTTACTAAATAATTCTAATTCACTCATTATGGACTAGGCTCCCATCCCGGTATCATATTTCTAGGATTAGCTTTATTATAATCTGCTATCCTTTTATTAAACGATTTAAATAAGTCTGCTTGTTCTTGATCGCCATCTCTAATAAATTTTTCAATCATTTGATCTGCAGCTTTTTTAGTACCCCCTCTTGTGTTTACCCAATCCATTAACTCTGCATATTCTTGCCCATAAAACTCTTTATCAGTTTCTAAAGTAAATCCATCTATATTAGCATTAACCCATTCAACGGCATCAAAAGTTCCTTCTCCTTCAAACTTATCTCTTTCTGCTAAAAGCCTACTTTCAAATCTTTTGTATATTGCTAGTTTACCTTTTTTTAGATCGCCGGCTCCATAGATAGCGTTAGTAGGTATACCCATTCTAGCTCTGATTATTGATTGAGCCTCTTTGAAATTTCTATCTCCTTGTGCTTGATATAGTTTAGAATATTCTTTGTATGCTTTTCTTGTTAATAGACCAGAGCTATACATAACATTTATATCTGCCGTATTATATTCTGGGTTTTCTCTATTTAGATCATTTACAAGTGCAGTTTCTGTATCTAACTGAATGGCACTTTCAACAATAGGAATGCCGGCTTTTAGATTTTCTAAAGCCTGTAGATTTTTTTGATAGTCACTACCAACGCCTGTATCTAAACCTTCTGCTTTATATGTTGCTAGTAAAACATCCATTTGATTAAAAATATCAATTTCATTATTTTGTGTAAGAGATTGACTTAAATTAAAAAATGAATTGTTTTTTATTCTAGTTACATCATCTCTAATTTTGCTTGCCGTATTAAGATTAGAAGTAGTGTATTCATTTTCTGCTTTCTTCTCATCTCTAATAGCTTTTAAAATATCCAATGTATCATTGCTATCTCCAATAACTAAAGCGTTTACAACTTCTTTTGGAATTGCACTTAGTTGTTTTTTTTGTGCATCGCTTGGTATTTTAAGAGTTCCATCTTTTTTAGTAAGTGTAGATATAATCTTAGCTGCTTTCTTAATGTTCCCTACAAGTACCTCTGGGTTTTCATTTTCAAGCATATGTTTTTTAATAACTACCATTTGAGCATTTAGAACTGCTTTATTAAAATCATCTCGCATCTGTCTTATAGCCGGACTTTTAAAACCAAGACCGGGCATCTGTGCAATTATAGAGGCAAACTTGTCATCTATTCTTTTGTTGCCAACTATACTTCTAATTGCAATTTCATCTTTAACAACTTTACCATCTTTATCTTTTACACCTTCCTTACTTAGTATTTCTGCATTTACTAAATATTGAATTTCATTAGGCAATCCTTCAAAGAAAGTTTCTGTGGTAACTGTAAATTCTGCTTTTCTTTTATCTCTTAGTTTAGCTAATTCTGATCTTGCATAATCCTGGCCCTGTGAGTATGCAAACAAAGATAATTCTGAATTTAGCAGTTTACCTACAAACTGATCTTGATCTGCTAATGTCTCTGTGTAGCCATCAACAACATCCTGTAATTGATCTTTGATATCTGCATATGGAGTGTCGTTCTGCTCGGCTATAGTTATAAGTGAGAGTATTTCTTTTTTAGCAAGAGTTTCAATTGTCTTACTAGCACTATCAAGATAAAAGGCTTTAGCAGTTTTACCAAAGACGCTATAGCTATCGCCGACACCTTCTAATTTTTTTAGATCTTGTTCTGCTAGATCTTGTTGTTCATCAGATCTTTGATCTTCCGGGATAGCTCTGGCATCTTCAATGCCTCTATTATAGTTGTATATATCTTCTAGTTGTTCTAAGCCGGGAGCATTTTCTACTCCATATCTTTTTGCTCGTTCTTTGACTACGCCTTCTAATTGACCAAACACAAATTTATTCATAGTGGCAAGATCATTTGCCATTTGTCTTTGTGATTGGACTAGAGATCGTTCTGCAGCGAAATCAATTCGGGGTATGTTTAGTTGTCCTACCCTTCTTCTCTCATATACCTTTGCCTCTGCCATAGACTTACACTACCTTTTTAAATTCAAGACCAAGAACATTATAGTCAACGGCTAAGAAGTGATCTGAATGATCAACTGCTTTTGGAAATTTTTCTAATACTTCTTGAGCAATTACTCCTATGTATTTAGTTTTATCCCAAATGTAATTAAACATATACAAATTCAATCCTGTCTCGTGATGTACTCCAACTTTCTTAATGTTTTCTTTTGCTCTTATATCACTTGTTGTTGTTGTCTTACTCATATTCGGAAATAAACTTGGGGCAGCAGAAGGCCCATAAGTTAATCCAACAGTAGCAACATTTGTAAATACTCCGGCCATTGCACTTTTCTTAGCAGTTCTAAGAGCATTCTCTCCGGCTACTCTATAGTTCGCTGCTTGGAACTGACCCATTTGAGTTGATATAGTTGCATTGTCTCTAGCTACTGTAAAATCGTTTACTGCCTCTCTAAGTGAATAACCCATAAGAATATCTGTTGTATCTCCTGTAGAGTATGGGTTCATATTCCCAGATCCGGCACGGGCATTAAGGGTAGCCATAGTTTTGTTTAGTTGTTTTAAATCATCTATTCCTTTTTCTTTATAGTTGATTGCATCTCTTCTACCTTGGATCTCTGCCTCACGAGCTCTAGCCTCCATCAATCCTTTCTCGGCCTTACCGGCATCAACAGTTGCCATATATTGTAAAGCAGTTCCTCCGATTGCAGCTGCCAAAAGTACAGGTTCTAATCCACTCATTTTACTCTCCTTCTATTGTCCAACACTAACCTTATAATCTAAACTCAAAACAGTTAAGAATACCGGTTGGTCTTGTGATATTGTTATTCTTGCCTCTTGGTTATAACCTAAAAATCCCGGAGTTTTAGTTACTCCTGTATAACTAAATACTCCACCTACTCCAGATGCCGGGTAAGTGTTAAGAGGTATTTGTCTACCATTAATTGTAATATTTTGTGTTTTATATAAAACAGGAGTTATCTCTAATATTCTTTTCTTCATTCCTTGGATAACACCAGAAGGCAATCTTGTTTCTACTGATTGTGTAACGACATTTATAGAAAAGGGTATTCCACTTTCTACATACGATGTTGGTTGTAATGATGTGGTAAAGTTACCACCGGATACAGTTGATCTCGGATCTACTATATCATCTCTGATAACATCTACTGACTTACCATTTATATGTGATAGTCCTCCGTAGGTAGTTCCGGAGAAACCACTAGTAACTTGAACACCACTATCTGTAGTAAAATCATCATCAAAAACTTCTACAAAATATTTATCTGATCCACCTACAGATCTTTTTACAACAACAAATATATCGTCTAGATCTGTGCTAACATCTGTAAATACACCATCAGTAACCAACAAAGATGGTGCCACAATATTTTGTCCTTTGTTAAGCATATAGGCAGCTATACCACCAATAGCACTTTGACTTGCAGATCTATAACCAGATGCATCAGTACCATTCAAGACCATAAGTAAGTCTCCCTCGGTAGTATCTGTAGCTCTTCTAAGTGCTAATCTTTTGGGATCTACAATAAGATGTGACGCTAAAAGAGAAATGTTATTTGCAACATAAGATAATTCAACATCAGAAAACAATAACTCTCTAATACTTTTACCCTGTCTTTGAATAAATAAAGTACCACCTTCGGCAGCTTGTGGTCTTATGTTAGGCTTTGCTCCTCTTTTTGTTGCAGACTTAATAACAATATTGCTTGGTGTTATAGGATCTAGATCGCCTTGAGGTACAAAAAACTCAGAGCCGGTTGTAAAAATCTGAAGGTCTCTCCCGGATCTAAGAGCCGTAATAGAGTTAACTTGGTCTGTAGCTAAAGTTACTTTAAGTGCATCATCGTCTAAACCTTCGGCAGCTTTGAAGTTAAAGAAGTCATTTACCTTAGATCCAAACAATGTTGAAGGTAAGGATGCCGATCCACCAAAGTAAAGTCTACCCTCGTGAAAGGTTGCCGTCCTCGGCCACCCTCTCTGATCTGACCAACTATTCTCATAACCTCTTTCTATGATGTAAGTATTTGAAGATATAGCCGTAGTATCAAAAAAAGGAACTTCTGTTATTCCCTTTACTTCGGTACCAGATATAAATTGAGTAATCCTTAATCTACCAAATCCGTCATCTACTTCAACAAACTGATCTACATCTGTACTTTGAAAGATACTTGAGCCGGCAGTAAGAGTTACTGTTCCGTCTACTTTATTTGGAGTTAGTGTTGTTGTTGGTCTGGTAGTAACTAATGTAAAAGCGTGTCTTGGAATTGTTAGTGATCCGGCAAGACTAGTAGCCGTCCAATCACTATCAGTCGCTCCTCTTACTAAACTAAATGGTCTAAAGGAAGGATGAACACAAATTAAAGTATCTGCACTTTGTGTATAGTACATTTCATTAATATCAAAACTTGTTGTTCCATATAAAGTTCCGACACCATATTCTAAGTAATCATCCCCAGATCCATTTATATTAGTAATGAGTTGTTGATTTTTATATATTCTAAATCTAATTTTTGCATTAGGCATAGTAGTTATAGTAGCCGATGCAACTACCATAAAGTTTGATGATGTACTAAATTCAAAAGGAATAAGCATATGTCCATTTTCTGGACTATCGCCTGTTATATCTTGTACAAATCTCAATCCCGGTCTACGACTAAAACCACCTTGAGGTTCAAAGATTACATTAGTAGCCTCTGATACAGAATTATAATATTGTTGTAGATCTACCCTTCCCCTTAGTAAAGGATCCATCTCTCCAACTGTAAAGGAGGCTTGATATTGTTGTATTCTGCTCATCTAATATCTGTAAGCAAATAATCCCCAATCACTTGAGGTGTTTGCCCTCCACTATCTATTGCACAGGCTTGTCTAAAAAAACCACCTCTTAATCCTTCTGCTGCCGTTCCGAGGGCAACTGTTCTCCAATACTCTGCTTTTGTTGTCTGATCTGTTATAGCCTCGGCAATATGCCAAGCCATCTGATATGCAAGCAAAGTAACAAAGTAAACAGGCATATTACCTTCACTTACATTTTTCTGATAATCTATGTGTATCTCTGTGCTTTCTGTCATTAGAACTGCACCACCACCAGAACTTTGATTTATTTCCCATCCTGTGAATAATGCTCCTCCCGGGGATCCTGTAGTTCTTACTGCCTCCGGAACTCCTGTTATCATATCATTTGGTAATAAATACTGATATGTCCATTCAGATTTTGGAGTAACTGTGTCTCTAGCTAATTGTGATTTAGCTATAGTAAAACTCCATCTATACATTCCCAATGTAGATTGTTTTACATTATCATATAAATTCTTGGATATTGTAGCTTGTGGTGTTCCATCTTGAAAAGATGTTATGACATCGGAACCTAGGAACAAGAGAGCTTTATTTACAATTCCAACATCGGTATCTCCAACTGCCATAACATTCCTTTCTTTGTTCCACAAGGAACATTTGAGAAGAGGGGATCTCTCCCCTCTCCTAAGTTAATTAATCGCTATCAGTTTGTGCGATTGTCGTGCCGTCACTTAGATCTACTACATTAGATGCATTACTAACTACTGTGTGTATTGATGCAGTTAGTGTGCCTCCTGTAGATGCATTGACAAATATTATATCGCCAACTGCAAGATCTTGTGCAACTTCATTCATATATCCAGACGCTCTAACAGTAGCTTGGCTATCTGTTGTAGTGTAACTGAACATTTGTGGTGCAGTACCTTTTTTGGATTGCCCACCAATAGGGTTCCATTGTTTACGATCAAAAGCCATAATTACGCCTCCCTACAAGTTACATCAACTAGACCATCCGTATCAATCACGACACTTCCCATACTTAATTTTCCGGTCACTAAGAAGCTCGTTTTTTCGGCGATGTAGTTAATTTCCGTTGATGGTGCTATACCTACTGCAACACCTACGGCAGATTGATGAAAGGCAAAGCAAGAACGATCATTAGATCCATCTACGCTTAATCCACCCTCATCTCTATCCCCTAGGATATGAAAGGTAAATCCCATCATCTGGTTAATAGATCCTTGAACTAAGGCTTGGATTGTCTGGAAGTCCGAACTAATAGCTCTTTCATCTGAGAGCAATCCACTAAGATTATTGGCGTGAATAATCATATGACGATTTTGTGATGGAACATTTTTCTTATCCAACAACTTTTTCGCCTCAATAATCTTACCTACATTAAGGTTTGATGCCGTAGCAGATCCTGTTGTAACAACAGTATTCGCTACTGTGGAACCGGCAGACGCTGTTGCAAGTGCATCTAATAGCACCTGATCTTGCCTCCTACCAATCGCATTTCCCACTACTTGTGCCAATTCTCTTCGCTCATCAAAATTAATCTTGGTTTGCAAAAAGATGTCGCTGTACTCGGCTGCCACATAGTCTGTGAGACTACAAGACACCGAACTAAAGGCCGTATTAAGTGGCACCACATCAGTAGCCGGTGTTCTCACACTAGCTTGTCCTTTTCCAACCTTGGGAAAATTTACTGTGGATCCCACTACTCCTGTTCTTGTTCTCGCTGCACCATTCAGAACTGCCGAGCTCTGATAGGCTTGATGCACTTCTGCATCAAATAATTGAACAAAAGCCGGAGATAGATTTGCTTGAGTAGTCATAACTAAACTCCTTTACTCATTATTAAATTAAGCGAGGTTAGTTATCCAAGAACACCTTGGGCTGTCCTCTACCTAGTTCTATAGGCATTGACAGAATTTGATCTGCAACAGAATGGCAGTAATCCAACTGTTATCATTCACTTATAATATTTATCATACAATGTGTGGCTTGTACAGATAATTAATACAATATGTTGTATTACAAGATTATTAGAATGATAGAATAAATAGCAAATAAAACTAATTGGATCTTCGGAGGAGTTCTCTGCCAAAGATCTTTAGCCTTATCAATAATATCTGGTAGTGTCATTTTTCTCCTAGGTTGGTGGGGAGTTTAACGACATCCCCTAAGTCGGTAGAGAAGGTAATACTAGAGGTCTCACTAACAAGCTCTCTCTGTGAATTATCCTCTGACTTATCTGTTATATCTCTTAACAAACTTCTGTTCAACCTCTCGTGTAAAGTTAGCGTCAACCCCATAACGAGGATCATTCATAGATTTAGACATTTCACTTTTAAACTCTTGTTCACTTTCCAAACCATCTGGAGCAGAAACAGTTGGTATAGGTGCCATATCTCCTTGCATCTGCCTTAACTTAACAAGTATTCTTTGTGCTGCCGGAGTTCCACCCATAACATCTAGTTCTTCTCTCTCATCTTCTGAAAGTACGCCTTTAGCAACTAGACCATCTGCCCATTGAATATTTGATTTTAAGATATTATCTGCATCTGCTCCAAGTTCTGACTTCATATCTGCAACTGTTTGTGCAGTATCAACTTGATTAGACATTGCTTTGCCAATCATACCTCTTGCCAGATCATCAAAAGCAGCTTGAGATATCCCGTACTTATTTGCCCAATCTACATATGTATCAAGCATAGGATCATCTTCATCAATCCCTAATTCTTCTAAGACTTCTTGCGAGTATTCCCCGTTTTCCGGTGCTTTGTGTTTTCCTTGCGAGATGAGTTTCCTCGCTTCTGAGTAGCTTTGTTTCGTGTCTTTGAGTTCTTTGACGATACCTTCAAGGTCTGGGCCTTCGTCCTCATCCCAATGGTGTTCAACTCCTTGGAAGAACTCCGGTGCCTCAAGGGGTTCATTGTTATCAACGCCTTCTTGATCATCAACCAGATGTGGTATAGATTTGTTTTCAACTTCTTCATTAGTTGCTCCTTGGTTACCTACCACAGGAGATGAAATACTTTGATCACTTTCTACCTCTTGTGTGGCAGCTTGGTTATTATCTACTTGGTTCATTTGCCCTCCTTATTCGTTGTTCAATTTCCCTAACTATTGAGTTCTGTCCTTCCCTAGCATAGCCATAACTAACATCTGCCCCGGGTGTCCAACAGGGTTGCTCAATAGTTACTTTTCTTAAATATTCCAATACCTTTTTACCATCTTCTGTTTGAAATGTCTTTTTAAAAATAATATCTAAAGATAGTTGATTTTCTTCATTGGTAATAGTCAGTTGATCGGCACTAGCGTTAACGCCATCCCATCCTACTGAATTTATGTCTCTTAGCTTGTCGGCTACTCCTCGCATTATTTATCCTATTCTGGTGGTGGTTCCTGTTGATTTTGCTCTGGAGAGGCTTGGGAACCACCTTGACCTTGCATCTCTGCTTGCATCTGTGCTACTTGTTGAGCCTGTGCTTGAGCCTGTTGTACCATTGCTTTTACTTCTTCCGGTGTGTTTCTTAATCTAGCGTCTATGCCCATCTGATCAAGAATGTAATCTGCTATAGCGTCTTGCTTTAACGCCATCATACCACTTGGCCCTAAACCTTGAGCCATTTGCATATATTGTAGTAGAGGTTGTAGTTTAGACATATTACTAGCCATAGCCAATTCTGACACCGGTTGAATAGTAACTTGCAATCCATCAATCTTTAATGGGAGTTCTATCATTCCCATCTCATCCATTAACTGCAATGTTCTTCTAACAATTGGAAACATTGTTTCATTAATTAATCTTCCAAAGGCACTACCTAAGTTCTGTGAAAGATCTTTCATTCTTTGTGAGATCTCTAAAGCAGTACGAGGATTGCCTGTTTCTGGTGGTAATCCTTCATCTAGTAAAGCCTTCTTAATTGCTATCCTTAGTTCATTAGCTTGTATCTGAGATAAGTTAGGATCTCCAGATCTGGGAAGGGGTGCTAGGCTTGGGCCTCTACCACCTCCATTAGATGATACACCTATGATCGCTCCCGGTTGGATCTTAATAGTTTGAGGATTAAGAACGCCATCGTCTACTGCCGTAAATACTCCACCAATACTTAGTGATGCATTCTTTAAAGTTAGTTCCATAACTTTATTTAATGTCTTAATATCTGGTAATGCATACAGGCAAGGCCCTCTTCCGAATACTTCTCCGGACACAACCATATATCTTGAGATAACAAAAGGCATAGACTTTAGTTTTCTAGAAACTATTTTGTGATCGCCTTCCATTGTCTGGACACAATAATGAACTTGATTATCTTTTCTGTAAGATACCTCTAGCAGATCTACATTAGCTTGAGGCTTTTCTGCATATTTCTTTTTTAATTCATCTGGTAATGTACCATCTTTATATTCTTGTAGAATAACTTCAAAAGGTCTTTTATATTTTCTATAAACATATCCAACATCTCCATCTGGGCCTTCATCAAAAGTAATTTGATATAGAGGTATAGATGTATATCTTATTGGTATATCCCCAGATCCCGGTTGAATAAGCATAGCTGCCGTACCCACGGCAAGATCTAATAAGTATTCAGAAAGAGCTAAATCAAAATTTGATTGTCTCATTACAGAGAACATTCTTTCAGAATATATATCTAAAATTCTTTGTGCTTGTACTTTTTGATCCGGAGGTACATCGTTCCCCGGCATAAGTCTGCACCAATTTTGTTGTGGTGGAAATAATGATGATTGTATTCTGTTAGCAAATCTAGAGGTAGAATGAATAGCCGTGCTATCAAATACCCTTTTCATTTTGTCTTGCCCGGGAGTACCATCCATCTCATAGTACCCATCGTAGAGGTTCCTCATTGGCAAACAAAATTCATATGCCTCTTCATATATAGTTCTCCATTGCTCTTTTTTAGTTTGAGCAATTTTATATCTTTTTTTTATTTCTTTTGGAGATAACACTATTTACCTACTTTCTTCATAGCTTGAGTATGTGCCTTGCTAAAAGAAAGTCCTTCCTTCATTAAAAGTCTCATCCTTCTCATATGCTTTTTGGAGTGATGCTTTTTATGTTTACTTAAAGTTTTTTCTTCTTTTTTATTTATACTCATACTTTTGCTTTATGTGTGTTGGCAAAGTTTCTAGCACTTTCCTCGTTTCTAAATCCCCAAGCTCTAAGAGCCAGAGCCTTTCTAGTAGGTCTGCCTTTATCATCTTTCATTGGGCCTTTCATACCGGCAAACCGAGCAGCAAAACTAACCTTTCTTTTAAACTCTGCCGTTCCTTTGGGTGGAGTTTTTTTGACAGGAGGTTTAAGATTAGATCCTTCTTTCTTTTTAAAATGATCTCTACCTTTTTGATTGAGACCACCTTCCGGGTTCTGAAATGCTTTCTTAACCATAACACAACCTTATGCAGAATATGTCTTAGTCTTTTTTTTGCCGTACTTCTTTTTCAGAGCTTTGCGACTTGCTTTCTTGTTCTTTTGCTTTTCGCTCATCTCTTTCATCGTTTTGCTTTTGTGATACATCATCTCTCCACTTGGGGTTTCTTATCCATTGCCTAGGCATTGTCTCTTGGGTTCCTTGATGCACCTAACTTAGTTTGTTGTCCTTGGTTAGTTGTATCTCCCATATTTTCAAATCTCGCTGCCGTCATAAGCATTCTAGTTCCACCACCGGCTCTAGACTTTCTCTTTGCAGCGATCCTTCTTCTTTCTCTTCTTTCGTCCTCGGCAGCTTTTTTTTCTCTACGAGATAAAGTTTCGTCAACGACAGGAGGAGGAGGAGGAGGAGGTTTCGGTCTACTAAATATACCACCCATAATTATACCTTTTTTCCTTTCTCATAATATCTTGCAAACATTATGTAATCATCAGAAAGTATTCCATAATTCTTTAAAATACCCTCTTCTATAAACTTACACGATTTTGCCCATTTTACTGCACGAATATTTCGGGAACAAACAGAGAATTGTAGACGATTTAGTTTCATTATGTTCGCTACATAGTCAAAAAACTGCAAACTTACCTTGTGAAATACCATTGCTTTTTTATTTATATGCTTGCTTGGGATCAGAAAAAATTCTGCATTGCCTTTCCATAACTGATAAAATCCAAAGATTGCATAAATAGTTCCTTCAGATAATCCTGTATAACATAATCCTTGACGGGTGTATTGTTGTAAGTAGTGAGAATAATCTGGAAACTCTCTTGCATATTCTTGATCAAAAGGATTAAGATCTATCATATGATAATGAAACTCTGAGAAGGGTACTATCTTGTCCGGCTCTCGTAAAAATGGGCAGTAATCTTTTTTAAAAGTGTCAAGAGAAAACATCAAAATCTAATACCCTTGCTTGTTGTTGATTACCAAATTGACCGGCTCTACTTACCATTCTTTTATGTTCTCCTCCTCCTAATAGTGCATAACCAAATGCATCTCCAATATGTGAGTGATTATTTTTTACGGGTTGATCCTTGTAGACCTCGGTGCCAGATCCCTTCATAACTCTTTGGAAATGATACCCACCATTTAATGATTTAATTAATTGAGTACATTTTTTAGAAACAATTAATCCCGGCTTGCCTTCTATCAATCTTGTCATTGGTATGGCTCCGGCCTCTCTTCTAGTTCTAAAATCATTTGTATTTGTTGGACGAGCTAAGATACCATTTGCATTTAGATGTTGAAATGCAGTAGTCTCATAGATCTGGTCTCTCTGATTTCCTGCCGGATCTCCCCATACATTGAATTTAAATTTTGGAAAATATAATTCCATCTCTGACTTTAACAAAGATACAAATCTATTTAATCCAATATCAAATGTAACTAACTCGTGTAGTATGTGCCATCTACCATTAGGCATTCTCTGGGCGAACACGGCAGCCGGAGTAAGTCCAAAGTCTAATCCGATATTTACAGGATACTTTGGATCTGGCTCTAGTTCATCCCCGATCATATTTTCTGGATCAAACTCGTGCCATACACTCTTTCCTTCTTTTACAAAAGTATATTTACCTTCTGCATAACATCTGATCCAATCAAGACTTTTTCCTCCAAGTAATTGTTCATAGTATCCATCCGGAAGGTTTATTAAATTTTCTGCTTTAGGATTTGTTCTCCACCATCTACCCGATGCAAAATAATATCCTTGTGCCTCTGGCATATCTTGAGGTACTTTTGAATGAGGTATTTCTAAAACTCCACTTGGTTGTTTAAAAAACTCCCAAGAAAATTTTCCTTTAGGTTTTTCTTTTTCTGCATATCTGTAGTACCAATGATCATCATCCATACTATTGGTATCAAGTATAATCCCATATTGCGATGGGCCACCATCAGATCTGGTAGGGTATCTACCCACACGATGAGACAAACCTTGTATAATCTGAACCGGGAGTTCTCTCGCCTCGTTGATCCAAGCACCGGTTAATTCTAAAGATAAGAGCTTTCTAACATCTTTAGCGTCATCTAATGCAAGAAAGATAACTTCCATATCTACGCCGGCTGCTCCATCTCTTGCCGGTAATTTTATGTGATGAGTTATTGGAGGAGAGTATTTGACATTGCCCCAATAATTTTCTGGTAGTAATTCAAGCCAAGTTTTTAAAGTAGTTGTTCTTAGCATTGGATGTGTATTTCTTACGATGGCAAATCTAGAATACTTTATGCCATCTCTCGGACTAGGCTTTTGGGATAAAGCCATCTTTAAAATTTCTGCACAACACCCGTAAGATTTTCCAGAACCAACTGGCCCCATTAGTCCTCGGATAAAAGATTTAGATCCCATAAACTCTGCTATAGTAGGAGCATTGCTAAAATCAAATTGTAATGTAGAGGGCGTGTTTTTAATTTTTTTTTCTGTCATAATCTTTCCTGTATTATTATTGCTTTAAAAAATTCTGCAGCGACTTGAGGTACTATACTATTTCCCAACGCCTTCAACTTTTGAGATCTTTCTTTTTGGTTTGTGGCAACTCTTGGAACTCCTTCTGGTTCTTCTCGGAAATGTCCAGATAGTTCTTGGGGTAACCCATTAACCAAGTTACCCATTCGTAATTCAAGTTCCCTTCTACTTTCTGGGTTGGGTCTTTTATCGCTAGTGTTAACGGCGTACCTCCTTGAGAGTATTTCTTGGTTCTGTCTGTCACTATGTCTTGAGTAGGAGTAGGAAACATTCTTTGATTGTGTGCTACTGCCGTAACTAAAGTTGTTTGAGATCCCTTGTTCTCCTGTAGATGTTTCTCGGATCTTGGGCCTCTCTGTCCATCCCAAGCATTCGGTGTCGGCCACATCATCTTCACTCGGTCTGCTAAATTCAAAGAGTGACTGCTCTTGCCCTTGGTCGGTTCCCTTCTGCCTTTCTCGTTCAAAGTCATATTGGGGTGTTCTGTATCTTGGGTTGTCGGAGTAGGCAACAATCCAAACTCTGTCTCTTCGGTGTGGTGCATCTTGGGAGCAAGCCGGAACAATAAACGATTGTACTTCGTAGTTGTAGTTTTCCAAGTCAATGCACAATTTCTGGAATAGATCCCCATCGTCAATGTTAACAATGCCCGGCACATTTTCTCCAATGATCCATCTGGGTTTACAATCTTGTATAACTCTAAGCATCTCATCCCAGAGCCAACGATCATCTTTTGCTCCCTCTCTTTTTCCACTTTGTGACACCGGTTGGCAAGGGAACCCTCCAACAACGACATCTGCTTTAATTTTTCTTGCATCCAATCTCCTTATATCATCATAGATGGGTACATCCTTCCAATGTTTTCTGAGAACTTTTCTACAAAAATTATCTTTTTCACAGAACCCTATGGTCTCGTACCCACCTACAAGTCTTTCGGCAGCGTAACTAAAACCTCCAATCCCAGAAAATAAATCTAAGATTTTTAGTTTATGCATATTACACTCCGAAAAAATGAGCCGGATATCTCACATACTCCAAAAACTCTATCAACAATATGCCGGCTAGTAATATTACTATTAAGGTATGATAAGCGTTCCAAAGAACTTCATACCTATTCTCTTTTATTTTTTTTATTAATCTCTTTCTCATAACAAGCTCTGCTGCCTTGGATCTACCGGATCCCATTGGAAGTAATAAAGTTCTACATCCTGGCCGGTAAACTTATCCGGAACCCTCGTTGTTCTTACAGGCTTATTTAATTTACTATTCCCAATAATCATATGCTTTCCTTGGTATACAATCTTGAGATCTGTTTTCTTTTGCTTGGCTTTGTCCACATATTTGCCGTGTACAGGAGCCAAATTATTCCAGATAGTCTTAATCGTCTTCTGTATCATTCGCTTTCCCTTTCTTATTTTCTTCTGGCATAACCATTTCAATAGAAACTACTGCCGGTTTATCGGCATCCTTCTCTTGATCAAGTAAGCCGGAGGACTTGGCAAGCATTTGCATAACTCTTACCTTATCCACCATTTCTATATCAATGACATCTCCGTTCTTGGTAGGGGTAATTTTTACCCTTTTAATCGCATTTAGAGCTCCCTCATTGATGTCTTTAACATCTTTGAGGGTAGATACTCCATTTTCCCAAGAAACGATATCTGTGATCTTCGCAGAGGCAATTTCAAGCATAACCCTTGCTAGGTCATCCCTGTTCTCGTAGATGATCTGAGATCCTCGTAATCTCTTCTGTAGATCTCCTATCCCTCCAAATCTGCCTACCGGTGGTATTACTCTATTTCCCATAATATCAACTTACTACAAAGGTTCACTATTGTCATTGTTGTCTTGCTTTTTCTTCTGCTCAAACAAGCGTAGCCAGATCTCGCCCTTATTGTCCGGGATCGGCAGCACATCAATCTTGATGCCTGTGATATTCCCTTCCTTTTCAAAGGCAGTACCGATATTCAACCACTTAGGCTTTTCTCGGTCTGGTATTTCCTTCGCTTGTACTACATCATAGACTTTTTTCATTGTTCTCTCCTTTCAAAAAGTTTTCTATGTTTTCTGCCAAAAATTTTGGAGCAATGCCCCCTACGATATGCACCCGGCAGAAGGGGTGATCGTAATTTTTTTTTTCTGACAAGTCTTGAGACATTGTCGTATCGTACAAAATTCAATCGTTCCTTTGGGTTTTGTATCATTTTAGTTTCATCCTGTTAGCCATATGGGATATGATGCCCTGTACATCCTTTGGTTTATCCTTGTTCTTCCTTCTGGATATGAAGTATTGCAAGGATTGTATGGGTGGTTTGTTCTGGTTCCTCTTCCATTGCAACATCTTCTTAGCGTCATTCAAGAAACTATCCTTGGTATATCCTAACTTCAGTAGATCTTCTGCAATTGCCTCTTGTCTTAGATCGTATCTCCAATCAGTTCCCCACATCTCGTAGACCAATTGCTTGTACGATAAGCATATACTTCTACATTCATTTTTATCTATATATATATTATTAGTTATATCATTGGAGTTATTCACTAGGTGTGGCTTGTTCTCTTGTACAAGATCAGACTTGTTATTATTACTATTACTATCTGCACCTTGTACAATCCCCGGCTTGTTCTCTTCTATCTTATCCACAGGATGTGCAGAGTTTCTTTTAGATCTATAATTGTTGTGAACCATTGCCATTGTATTCTCGGCTATCTCATTCTCCATTGCCGGGTCTCTATCTTTGGTAGGTTGTTTAGTTAGACTATCTTTATAACTCATCCTTGGATCGTAGATCACTCTCCACAATGCACCCTTCCTTCCATACTTCCTCCGGATATCTGCATTGCGAAGTTTCTCCAAGTAACCATACTTTAATAATCTTTGCATATGTTGTGAGATTGCTTGTTGCGATGATCCCATTATCTTTGAGATCGTAGATTGATTGACAAAGAATACTCCCGTCCACGAATTAGCGTGAGAACAGCAGAGTGCTAGGCATCTAAAAGTCATTGGGAATTGATTAAATCTTTCATCTCCATATGCCCTTGCCGGCATTATCATATGACCTCCCGGGCATTGAAACTTTCCTACCGGTGGATCCCTTACCGGATCCGGAGTGACTTTACTTTTTTCCATCTAGTTCTTTTTCAATTCTATAAATTAATTCTTGTAAATTCTTATTTGTTTTTAAAAGCCGAGCAATTTTATTCACGCCATAAATTATTGTGGAATGATCCCGGGATAAAATGTGTCCGATCTTGGGAAAAGAATATCCTGTATATTTAGAAGATAAGTACATTGTTATATGTCTTGCCAGAACATAGTCCGGAGATCTGCGATCCGATAGTACCTCATCCAATCCAACATTAGTTATTCTGGAAGTGGCAATGAGGATATCTCTGACTTTAAATCTTTTGCAGAGATCACTAAGATTTTCATATGAGGATAAAGAGCTCTGACTAGTTTGATTTTTAATTTGTAAACATCTGTCTTGTACCCTTTTACTTCTACCAAAACTTGGCAACCAACTGCACCTTGTGGACTTTCTGATAACTTGTCTGAGTATCTGAAGTCTGCCGTGTAATAACATATGTGCCTCCCTTCTATTTCGCATTTAACTTTTGGATGAAATTCCAAGTTAGAAATTTCTCCCCGATCTAATCTTGGTTTTAAATGTGATAGGTAATAACTAGCCTCGGCTTTACTATCAAAAATTACCCCATCATATTTGCATTTTATATTCTTGTACTTACTCATTACTTGCCTTGGAAGTGGGTAGCTGCTCGGCGATCTTGATCCTTGTATCTTCTTCTAAGATCTCTTGAACTAATGATGCTTGCGATCTCCTTTTTCTCTTGCAAACGATATCCAATTTATCTTTCAGATCTTTTGGGATCCTAATAAATAATGGAACTAAGTCTTGGTTTTCTTGCACTTCTAACTCCTTGTAAAAAAAATATATATTAGCTATTGACACGATATCACAGAGATATAATATGTATAGTAGAACAAGTTGAGTTTATTTGTTCTATAATACAAACCCAGAACAGGAGAGCAAAATATGGGAAAAGTAACTAAACTAAATCAGAAGGAAAGAGATTTCCTAAACTCTTATGAGCCGGAAGGCAAAGTAAGAACTAGAATACATCAAGATCTAAACCTTATTGAAAGTGCAATGATTGATGTATGGAATGACATCTCTGATCTCGGAGATAAGTTAAGAAAAATAAAATATCTTAGAGTGTCAACTCATTGTCCGGAGTTGGATAGCGTTTACGATTATCTAGACAAAGGCTTGGGAGATCTAAGACAAACTCTTACAAAAGTAACTGACGAAGAGAAAAGTGATTTAGGTTCTGACATTCTAGATCAACTAGATAAACAAACTAGAAAAGTTCAAAAAGTAAAACACGATTGGGGTATGGACTTTGATGATTATCAAAATGGTAAAACAGATGGTAGATGGGATGACTAAATTATCTACCTCTACTTATTTTAACCTAGGGTGTTTCGGCATCCTAGGTATCTTTGCAATGATGATCATATTCTTTATTGATCCCAATGCAGATATTGAACGAGTGCTAATTGGAATTTTTGTTAATGGCTTATGGTCAATAACAATGGTTGCGATTGCTTTTATTAAACTTGATGGAGAAACAAATGACAAATAAAAATAATAATTATGCCGGAGATATTTTAGTCTCAATATACAATGCTTGGGGAGATCGTAATGATCTGCAACCTTTACCAAGTGCAGATGAAATAGACACAGATAAACTTACAAGAAAGCAAGCAGACTTTGTTGTCAAATTTCAAGAGGCTTGGGAAAGTGCAAACCAAGTGGATGAGTTCATATACTTTGCAAAGCAAGATGAGAAGGATCATCGCAAGAGTAATGTAAAGACCGACAATGAAACTACCAAGAGTTTCTTTGATAGTTGTCTTGAGGATATAGACATTCCGGAACATTGGGTAGATATCTCTTATGGCAATGACGCTTGCCCATCATTCCAAGTTGGTAGGTATCATATCTTTGTTGATCACAAATTACAAAGCAAAAGAGAAAGTGGATTACCTAACAGATTTCACATTGGATATTGTGCAGACTATGGAGAATTTGCAGAGAGTAATTTCTCTCAAGTTTGTGACACTCTTGATGAGGTAATTGCAATCATAAAAAAAGATGAGATTAGAGAAGTTGTTAAGTTTGAGTTCTGTACACAAAAGCAAATGCTTTTCTTTATGTATGGAGACCAGAAAGTTTTCAATGCAAGATGCTTTCCCGGAACTAGTAGGTCTGCTCAATTTGATGTGGATTACAAACTTACATTAAAACAATTCGCAATGATGACTAACTTTAATGAGAGGAATATCAATGCCTAAATTAACAAGAGCAAGAAAAGAATACGATTGCTATCAATGTAAATCAATCATTGAGAAAGGCAGTATGTATTCAAAGAAGTCTATCTCAATCGGAAGTCCAAGCAAGGAAACTTTTGAGAACAGGGATGGTATCCCTACCATAATAATGCACGGGATCAGAGTTACAAAACCCATCTGTAATAAATGTTCGGAGGATCTAAAATGAAGTGTGTATTGTTGAGAGTATCTACTGATAAACAAGAAGAAGATAATCAGTTACATCCTATCAAAAAGAAATATCCCGGGGAGGATCTAAAGATCTTCCGGGAGTGTGCCGTGTCCGGAGGATTGTCTTGGGATCAGAGACCGATCCTCCACGAGGCGATCCGATATTCTAAAAAGAATAAAGTTCCTCTGGTAGTTTATTCCCTGTCAAGATTGGGGAGAACTTCAGAGGTTGCTACATTCTTTGAACAGGAAGTAGCCAAAGGTAAAATAGAAATTGATGTTATTGATATGCCAAACCTAGATCAGAAGATGATCGGTGGTCTTGCTTGGGTAAATACTCTGGAGAGGATTATGATCTCCGAGAGAACCAAGATGGCAATGGATAGGATCAAACATATCATAGCCACAGAAGGATCATATACGACTTCTGAGGGCATAGAAATTACCCACCTAGGTAGGAAGGATACCAAAGATGCATCGGTCATTGGTGTCGCTAAGATCAAGGAGAATGCAGATAACTTTGCAGACAATACTTATCCTCTGATCAAGTCACTACAGGATCGGGGAATGAGCCTCAAGGCGATAGCACTTGAGTTAAATAACCGAGGGATCCAGACCAGAAGAAAAGCAGAATGGTATGCCTCATCAGTAAGAAATGTGTTACAAAGGAGAGCAATATGAAGTTCACATTTAAAGAAATCCTTATTGGATTAATAGAGATGGTTGCGATGTTAGGCGTACTCGTAGCCGTCTATTTTTTTTCTGTTTTACTTTGTGCATTGTCAGATAAATGTGCAAACTATTATGGAATGATTGACGCTACAACTAAACTAGGAGGAATGTAACAATGCCAAAGTTAACTATTGATGGCAAGCAAGTTGGATCATCTGACATTGCTTGTCTTGTTTTACAGAAGGATAGTTTCCAAACAAGAGACCAGATCTACGAGAGACATTTTAATGCGAGGCATAAAGTTTCTACGATGAGAGATCATCAACTCAAAAAGCTCTGGGCAATACAAAGAGGTAATGAGTTAGAGTTACCGACATTTAAATTGTTCTGGAATAATCTATTGATGGAGATTGAAAGTACCTACGGGGATCTCCCGGATCTGGATGACTTGTCTTGGATCCAACCGGACTTTGCCTATGTTCCAGAATATTACAACAAAAACCATAAGGCTCTGGGAATGGGTTCAAGTATAGACTTCATAATTAAATCGTCAAAAGAATATGAAGTCCAAGTCCGGGGGCAGCCGATCAAGATCTTCCCGGGAAAAAACATTATTGAAATCAAAACAGATTTTTATAAGGGAGGTAAACTCAAACCCGAATGGAGTTTGCAAGTACAACATCAGATGATCTGTGCCGGAGTAAAGCACGGCATTGTAGTTTGCTTTGCAAGTGATGGAGATCTACATCTCTATCCAATGGAGATCAATGAAAAGATCTGCAAAGTTATTATGAAAAAGTGTAAAGAATTTTGGGAGATGATTGAGGATGGAAAAAGATATCCTCCAATATCTGAAACTCAAGATACATCTCTGCGAACTAAAACTCTTGATGAAACTATTCTAAAGAAAACAAATCAAGATATGGTTCAAATGTCCGAGGACTATCTGGTTGCCTCGGTTGAAGAGAGGAAGTGGAAGAAAACTAAGGATGGTATTAAACAAGATATAGTAGAACTCTTGGATAATCTTGAGATAGATGTTCTTACAATACCAGATCAATACCAAATAAAATCTGTTACTACCGAGGTTCCCAAAAAGAAAATGGTGGAGACCGGGCATATGACAGAGAGACATTCATTTACAATAAAGGAGATAAAGGATGAATAATAAATTAGTAAACATAGATAACAAATCATCTATGGATCTAGCAAATCAGTTGGCTAAAAGTGAATTAGTTCCGGTAGCCTACCGAGGTAAGCCAGAGAATATTCTGGTAGCAATGCAATGGGGAAGAGAGATCGGACTAACGCCGATGAGATCACTCAATAGCCTTGCCGTTATAAATGGAAAGCCGGCAGTTTATGGAGATGAACTTCTTGCTTTAGTTAAGTCACATCCAAAGTTTGCCGGGATGAAAGAATGGTTAGAGAAGGATGATAAAGGAGATCAGACTACTGCCTTCTGTGAAATTAAAAGGCAAGTCGGTAATGAGATTGAGGTTACCCTTGGTAAGTTTTCTGTAGAGGATAGCAAGAAGGCTAGGCTCTGGGGAAAGCAAGGGCCTTGGTCGCAGTATCCTTGGAGGATGTTAAAGATGCGAGCAAGAGGCTTTGCTATTAGAGATAGTTTTCCGGATGCTCTCAAAGGGATAATCACTTACGAGGAGATGAGAGACTATCCCGATGAGGCACACGGGGAGGATGCAGAAAAACAAATCAAAGTTCTTCCATCGGATGCATCTAATCTTGATGCTCTTGCCGACAAGGTTCAGAGCATTGAGGATCAGACAACGCCAGACTTAACAAGAGAACTCATTATACCCGGTAAGGAAAGCAGAACCTTTGACAACGAGTTAGACTTTTGCAAAGCCTTCGCCGATATAATACTAAGAGTAAACCAAGTAGAGCATTGGAGCAATGCTACAAAGAGAGAGAAAGTAGAGGCTTTCCAGAAAGCAAATGCAGAAACTCTTGAGAACTTGGAAGATAAAGATCTGCAACAAGAGATGATGGATAAGTTAAAGAACTTCTATCAATGGCAAGAGGCAGAGGAGATAGCAGAGACCGAGAGGCTTTCTGCTTTAGCCGATGAGATGGATCCAGAGGGAGATCCAAATGAATAGAGTAGGACTTACACCACAACAAAGTGCAGTTTATAAATTCCTTAAATTGTACTACAACGAGATGGGATACTATCCAACTCAAAGAGAAATTGCAGTAGGTAAAATATCTGGAGAACAGATCATTCCAATGAGGAGATCTCCTTCTACTGTTCATAGGATTATGGGTATACTTCAAAAGAAAGGATGGATAGAAAAGGTACCCGGTAATGCAAGAGCTCTAAGGGTTAGCTAAAACCATAAGGCTCTGGGTTACAAATGAACTATGGGATTAGAGATTTCCCGGTACTCTTCTTTCGCATCGTAGGATGGGCAAGGTTTATCTGCGAAATCTCTATGACCATACACTTTAATATCTGGATACTCCTCCATAATATCTTGTATCAAGTCAATCAAACTTTCTTTCTGCTGCGGAGTTCTGGTATCCTTCGGGTTCATATCTTTATCAACTCCACCGACATAACAGATACCTATGTTGTGGTTCTCTCCAACACAATGAGCTCCACTAGTTCCAACAGATCTGCCCTTGTGTATTGAGCCATCAAGTTCCACTACAAAATGGTAACCAATATCTCGCCACTTCCTTTCCTCTGTATGCCACCTTTTAATCTCGGATGTTTTAACATCCCGGCCTTCCGGAGTAGCAGAGCAATGGATAATTATTTTATCTATATCTCTAGGCACTTCTTTTTTCGGTAGCAGACTTAGTCTTCTCTACCTTCTTCCCAGATAAGTTTGTTTCGCCGGGAGTGAGATCAGTATCTGCAAAAGCCTGTGCCATAAGAGGACGATCAGATGCAGCAGTAGTTCCTTTGTCTGGTTTATATCTAACTACACCTCTTGCAGTTTTACCAACTCTATTCTTTTTGACTATTACTTTGTTAATAGATTTACCTACGATCTTACCAACTAGTTCCTTCTCCAAGCCTTTGCCTGTTCCGGCTCTAGATATGTCTCTTGCAATCTGGGTAGCAAGTTCTTCTGCCGTAGTATTCTTAGGAAGTTTAGTTCCTTTATTGGTAGAGGTAGTTGGTTGTTTTTCTTCTGCCATATTATTATCCTTTCTTTTTAAATAAATCCCCGTCTGCTTTTTTAACAGTTGCTTTACCTTTAGCGTGTGCTTTAAGTCTAGCTACTGCCCATTGATGTGCAGACATTCCGGCCTTGGATCCCGAGGAATAGTATGCCCCTAACCCTCTCTTGTAGATCTTGTTAGCTCGGTCTGCCCCAAACATCTTTTGATATTTCTCTGGTGCAGCCATACGCTATGCCTTATCCCGGGATCTTGCTTTAGATATCTTATCCATTTGTTCCTTTGTTAACTTACCTTCTTTGTATGCTTTTTGTGTTGCCATAATTTCTCTCATCCTGGCCCTCTTGTTCTTAGATCCGGACACATATTTCTTTGGAACTTTAGTGCCGGGAACTTTTGGAACCGGTTTGTATCTACTCATTTTTTCATATTCTCTCTAGCTATTCCTTTGCTCTTCTCCCACGATCTCATTCCTCCTAATCCAAGAAGGCTAAGTGTTAAAGTTAAAAGTCCTTCTGTCTGTAGTTCCGGCATAGGTATGTCGGATCCAGAAACTAATAGTACCCAATTTAAAAATGGTGCAAGCACATAAGACCACGCTAACCCAAAGGCACAGATCCACATTATAGATGGACGAGCTCCGGATACAAATATGCTAGGGTGCTTGGCTTGTTCTAAGTTAGTTTGTATCTGCCCCATATTCAGAGCAATCATTTCTTTTTTAAGTTCGGCGTTGATCTTGGTTTTAAGATCTTTGTCCTCCACAAACTTGTCAAGGATCTTACCACTTATTCCAATAATACTATCTGCTATACCTAATACCATAACTAACCCATAAAAATTTTTATACCTACGACTAAAGCAATCCCACCTACTACGGCTCCACCTACTATCCAAGTTAATAACATTAATGTGTCCATCAATTCTTTCTTTTTTAGTTCTCTTTCTTTCTCATCTTGTTGCCTTCTTTTTCTTGCCTCTACTTGGAACTTAACCCAATCACTATGTAATCCCGGTCTGCCCAAATAAATCATTAGTTGTTTCAGTTCTTCTTCTTTCTTCTTGAGATCTTCCAGATGCATAAACTCTTCTAGATCACTCTCATCTTTTCCTGTAAACTTACTCCATATACTATTCTTTTTTTTATCCTTTCCTTTTCTTACTTCATCCGTTGCATTTGTAAAAGCAGCTATATGTTTTCCTACCGAATGCAGTTCCCTCCCGTTCTGGATCGCAGATCGGATTGTCTTGTAGGCAGCGTTGGCTATAGCTATATATTCTAACAATCATAACTCCGGATCATCCTACCGACTTGAGGAGAACATTTGCTAACATTACTATAATAGTACCGGCAGATCCTAAGATTATAAGTTCTAATCTTTTTACTCTGCCTAATATCTCTGCCCACCGGATTGCACAAATCTCCTCGTGATTGTCAATCTTTTGTTGAACTGATGTTACTGTTGGTTTAGGCATTTTCCTTAACCTCTACTTTCCTTGGTCTACCTCTTTTAGTCTGAGGCTTGGAGCTTTCCCCTTGCTCCTCCCCAGACTTTGGTTGTGCAACAACTTTGGCAGTTTTGCCTTTCCAATTCTTTGGTGCGAGATGTGGATTAAGATCATATAGATGTGGCATCAATACTCCTAGCTAATGTTAAACTCTGTATCCCATTTATCATCAATCGCTTTGACCATAGCTGCAATATCACTAGCCATAGCTTTTGATGTTTCACTATCTGGCGTTCTATTCATTTTTAATTCTTCATCAATAGAATACTTATCTCTAATATCTTTAGTCTTTTCCCCATTGATTATTTCAAGGATATCTACTCTAGCTAACAATTCAGTTTTTTCTTTAGAGGTAGCCTTTGTTAGCGTGTAACTTAGATCTTTATTAAGAGACAAATAGTTTGTCCTGTCATCTGGTTCCATCACAACATAATCAACATACCATTTAATAATCCCTTTAGTTTCTACAGGATGATTAATTATATCGTGACTTAAATTTGCTTTATATAATGTTCTTGCCATATACCTTTCCTCCTTAACCCGGTGTTAGCTTTACCCATTGGGCAGATCCATAAGCGTGATTGTTACTAAAGATACCATAGTTATTATCGTATCCGGTTGCCCACAAACTACCGGCACTATCTCTAATTATAGATACATAGTATCCAGAATAGTGATGACCAAAACAGAACATATCTTCTACAGTAGTATCAGTTAATCCTACATATTGACCTGTGCCACTAGCATTTTGATGTGACCA